GTCCAAACCGTCTTTTTCTAAAAAATGTAAATCAAACTTTAAATTATAACCCACATAAGATTTAACCGACTGGTTTAAAATAGATATAAGTTTTTGAAGTGCTTCCGTTTGTAGGTTTTCTCCAAGATGATGCCTGAATGGGTAGTATTGCACAAGTCCATCTGGGTTAGGAGAACCGACTCCAACACCACAGATTTGGTTAGACCCGTAAGCATCTAACCCATTCGTTTCGACATCAACTACAAGAGTCGGTGCTACCTCTAATACCGACTGTAGCTGCTTGAGACTTTCCTCAAAGGTACGATTATTTACAACCGACACAGTCTCAATTAAAATAATTCATCATCATCGTCAGCTGTTGATTTAGCTATATCAATGATGTCAGTGTTGCCATATCTTTCTAGATAATAGTCTTTTATAAGAGGTAGCTCTTCAGTTTCTTTTACTTTATCAGCAGGTATCTCATCTATTTTAGGAGTAGCAGTAATTGAATAAGAAGTATCAAAGGCACCAGCCCCAGTTCTTTTTATTCTTAAAACTCCTTTGTTCAATGCACCCCAATCGCTGTAAACATCTACTAATTGATTCCAAACATGGTCACTTCTCCCAAACCCTAAAGGAACAATTCTAAAATCATTTATATCTTCTCTAAACACCTTCTTGCCTGCTGGACCTTCTATTTCCATCCAGTCCTCGCTACGCTTCTCGGAGTGAATTATGTTGTGCACATACGCCCAAAAAGCAAACTTGTGGGAAGGTCTTGCATCTTCAGGTACACCACTTGTATCTACCTTCTCGTCCTTTATTAGATTTGTCCAACGATTGCCTACCCTAAAGGTATACAAATATATCTCATCTAAAAATTTGTCGTTTTCTTCTCCCGTTGCTACAGAAGTTAGAAATAACTGGTCTCCATCTTTTAGCCACACTTCTCTTCCCGCAGCTCTTTCGGGCAAGGGTCGTTTAGCGTCATCTCTGCCTTGGGCAATTCTGGCTATTCCACTCATATAAATCTCCTCTTTTTAAAATATTGTTTTATTTTTCATTACCTTATGCAAGGTACTTATGTCACTAATTTCTTGTACATCTTTATATTTTTTTGGTAACTTTAAATATGATATAAAAAATCTACCCTCCATGTCAAGTGTGGCTTTATGGATTCCTTTTTTACCAGCATCGTCATTGTCTAAAGCTAGCACCACTTCTTGGGGGTGTAAAGAACTTATCAACTCTACCTGCTTTTTCGATACACTAGCACCCAATACAGCAACACTTGAATAACCAAATTGACTCAACCACATACAATCTAAAGCTCCTTCAACCACATATAACGCCTTTGTGTCATACAATTGGTTTATACCAAATAAACTTTGAGATTTAGCAAAGCCTTTAGAAAATAAATATTTAGGTATTGCTTGTTTTCTTCGTGCTATCCAACCTAAAACTTCATCATCCTGTGTTTCTACCGGTATCATAAAATCTAAAAATTCATTTACCCTACAACCCCACTTCATAGTTGTCTCTTGAGTAAACCCTCTATTGTATATCCAGTGGTTCACAGGGATATCTTGTAATACATCCGGTTGTTTATAGGGTTCTGGAGTTTCTATTATCTCATCAATGTCATCCAACATAGAAAAATCTAGTTCCCATGCCTTAGCTTCAAACTCATCTTCTATCTCATCCCAAGATTTACCTGATAACTTCCAAATAAAATACTTAAGATTACCTTGTCCACACCCTGCAAAGCAAATCCACACCCCTTTGTCCAAATTGATAGAACAGGACTCTCTTCTATCTTCGTGAAAGGGGCAATGAATTATAAATTGTTCTTCATTTGGTACTGATATACCATATTTAATTAGTACAGAGTACCAATCTATCATTATCTATCCTTCTTATTTTTTCTTAAAAATAGAACCACCTCATTACGATATCCATTTTCATCAGAAGCAATACCTTTACGTATGTCTCCTACTGTGATATCCATAATAGGTCTTCCATATCCCTTACTTCTTGCAGATTTTACAACAATATTGCTATCGTCTTTAGTATTACTGCTTGAAAGCCAGTCTAAGATTCCCATAATAACCTCCTGTTTTTAAAAGTCTTCCCATTCATAATCAGGGAGCTCTTCTATATTTCCATTATTTACAGCCCATTGCATCACCGTTAGGTCTTTTGCTAACTCACCATCACGGTATTTTTGAAACTGTACTAGTCTCTTATCATCCTCGTGTTCTAAAGCACACATAGCTATAGCTACATCCGCAGCTCTTATTAAAGCATCACCAAATGCTACTTGGTCAGCTCTAGGTGGAGTAAACATATTAGCTGCATCCCTTGTGGCCTGTGTAGAAACCATAATTGGAGTATTAGTAGAAGTTGCTAAATTCTTTAGCCCATAAAACAACGAGTGGGACTGTTCCCAAGCTGCTTTTTTTGCATCAGAAGTAGCAACTAAGTATACCCCATCAATTACTACAAATTCTGGGTTATGCTTTCGCACCAAACCAGCAATAGCCTCAATTGATATTCCCATCTGTCCTGAAATATGGTCACAAATTAATAAGGATTGCGAGTCTGATTCTTCTAGAAATTTAATATACTCTTCCTCGTTTATTGGTTCTCCATGCCTCAAGGCTTTGTGGGACAGATTATAGCCCTTCATCTTAGCTAAAACTACATCAAGTCTCATGTTTATAGCAGTATTGGGCATCTCAGTAGATATCAATAAAGTCCTTATACCATGATTGACAGCTGTAGCTGCTGCGTGTACACACATCCAAGTTTTACCAATGGTAGGTCTAGCAAACATAGCAATCAATTCGCCCGGCATCCACCCAACACCGGATGAATTAATACTTTTAAAGCTAGTGGGTATCCCCATTAAACCATCACCCATTTTTCTTTTAGCAGTTCTTTCTTTCCACTCATCTAAACGAGTTAATTTACCACTATCGTATGCTTGAACGTCTTCATCAAAAACTATTTCAATATCTGTTAACCCCACCATAATATTTGATAGTGCTTTTTTGGGGTTTTCTTTTACTAGCTCTCTTTGTTTTTGTACTGTAGATACTACCGCTCTCTGTAAGACTTGGTTTTTAAAAATCTCTACAGCATACTCAAAATTAACTGATTGTGAAGTTTTATCTAAAGTAGGAAAGTTTTCCGCTAGCACTTCGGGTGAAGCAAATTCTCCATATTTATCAAAATGATTTAATACAAATTTATAAGCATCTCCATGCCTAGCAAAATCTTTCTCAGTATGTTTAAAAGAACGTAAATTAATTTTTGTGTCTAACCCAAAGATTAGGGCTGATTCAATATATTCAAAGTTCGGCATTACTCTCCTTTTTTCGTGTACAAGACTCTATTTTTATCAGAATATATTAAATAGTTTACTTGAGGAGTATTGTAACTGTCAACCACGGTCTTTGCGTCCTCAAACGTGTCATACTCACCTTCAGTCCAAACATCGCCTCCGGCCTCCTCGGCTATAACTCTAAACAAACTTTTCGATATTTTATTCTTTGGTTTTTGTATCAGTCTTCCTTTTCGTCTTATCCGTCTTGGCATAAGCCCACTCCCTTAATTCTTTTATAACTTCTTTTAATCTTTTTCTTTTTGATGCTGTAGGTAACCATGCAGAATCTAAAAACATATATTCACGCCACAATTTTCTCATTTTAGGATTACCATATCTTTTTATTGACCAATATATTTCAGGATTATCTGGAATCATATAATAACGTATACCTGCTGTAAAATATGGTACAGATACTTTTCGGTCATTTCTGTTTATACAGTTTAATATCGCACATGCAACATGAGCAGAACCATGCTCTTCTATGTTATTTTTTAATTTATGCATCTCATTCCCAATAAAACCAACACCTTTATACTCAGCCTTATATTTTTCTTTATATAAAGCACCAAATAATTCGTATAAATCTTTAGCATTTAATTTATCAAGGGCTATCTGTTTCATCTGACTCGGTTTTAAATTTGTCTCTTAAAGATTGTCTTACTTTATAAGCAGACTCTCCTAAATCTTCGGTAATTTCTTCCATGGTCAAACCCTCTAATTTTAGCTGTAAAAATAATTTTTCTTTATTTTCTAACCCTTGAGCTTCTACCCATAAATTTGCTTCGATTTCATCTGAATAAGTACCGGGGTCAATTAAAGCTTTAGATATTTCAAAAGGTACTACATTAGAATCTAAATATGTCAAATCTATACTCCTTTGCAATGGTTGACGCTGTGCCTTACTGATTAATGTTCTGATAGTATTTACCAAAGATGTATGTAGATAGGTATGAAAAACAACCCCTCTGGAGTCATCATAGGCTTTTGCAGCCTTTATAAGAGCAATTCGTAGTTCTTGAGCTAAATCTTCATTGTCTAACCCAACAATAAAAGAATTTGATACCATTTTTTGTATCTTAGGCTCCCACTGTAATATTAATTTGTCGTTTATTTCCAAAGTCTTTTGTTCGTTTTTAAATCCAAATGGATTAATTATTACAGTAATATCATGCTAACACATTTTATACTCAATGTGCAACTCGTTTTCCCCTGTAATAACACCCGTTAGAACAGTATATATTATTATACCCACTATTATACTTTTGTATTATCTGACTTCGTTTTCTATAGAAAGGTACACGACAGTAAGAACAGTTTATTTTTATATTGTAATATTGGAAATGACAAGAGCCATCATGTACTAGTTTTGTACTAATTTCCTCACATATTTTGCAGTGCCTAACATTCTTCATTTTCTTTGCCCGAATAGTAGGTACATTATTTTGTTTCAGTACTTTGTATATATACTGACGGGACACACCAAAAGCATCACCGATTTGCTGAAGTGTATCATGTGGGTTATTATATCTATGTTGTATGATTTTAGAAGTCTGAGAGACTTGCGTTCTCTTTCTCATAGCCTTTTACTGCTGAAATGATATCGTTTTTCCATCTTGTTGATAATTCATTCGTAGTTAGGTCACTTGATTGAGTACCTATTCCTAAAATATTTCCCACAGCTGCTTGCATTCTAGTCCATTGTGCATCTGTAAAAGATACTGTTACGTCTGGCATTATTTATTCTCCTTTAGTTTTTCTACTTCTTCTTTTAGTTTTTTAATTTCCATTAATAATATTACTGATAGTTTGTCGTAAGAAACACTTTCAGGTTTGTTATCTTTATAGTTTACTATTTCCGGAAAGATTTCATGTACTTCTTCTGCTATCAAACCAATATCTTTTACACCTTCCATAGCAGAATTTTCATTCCACTCGAAGTCTACAGGTCTTAAATTATCAACTTTATTTGAATCTAAAGCAATATCTATAATGTTTCTTTTATATTTTCGAGAGGATGATTTAGATAGTACTACATTGGAACCATTATGTACTAAGTCTGTACCACTCCCAGAACCTAATTGGTTTAATACAAGCCCACCATTATAAAATGTTCCTCTTATAGCTCCTTCCGTAGCAAAGCTCACTTGGTTAGCAGCAGATTGATACATACCTGTATCTGTATCCCCATTAAATGTGTATGCAGGGGAGGCTGCTCCGGGACCTGTATTAGCATATACTAGCCCAGAATATAAAGCCCAGAACTCCATATTACTAGCACCTAAAATAACCCCATCGGTACCAACATCAGCTGTATAACTAGGAAGAATGAACATAGTTTTATCTGCTTCATTAGGACCAATGTAGATATGATGAGAAAAATCCGTATCA